CAGACGTTGGGCTAACAGAAAAGGCTTTTGATGAAAATGCTATTTCTTGGTTGGACGATATTTATAAAACAGTTTTGAATGAAATCAAAAGAATTTTATCGCAACAGTGATACAATAGATACATGAATCAAATTGTTCTTTTATTGTTGACAATTTATGGCATTTGGGCTATACTTTATACAGTAAAGAAACAAGAAAAAAAAGTTTTACCAAAAATTAAATATAGTCAGACTAGGATTCACAGTATTATTTCTAGCCTTTTGCCAGAAGGTATAGAGATAAAACGTGTATCTCAAACTACAAAACTGAAAGAAAAAAATACCTTTCGTGTTTTAGTTGTTGGCCCAACCGCTTACTGGGTAAACAATAATGTGTTTTATCAAGCAAATGTAGAAGAAGGCGAAGTCGATAGGGAAAATGCAAAACCAATTGACTTTACAAATATGGACAATAAAGAAGTAGCAAAGATGTTAGATATATTAGATCACCTAAAGAATGGAAAAAGAAATGAAGGTCGTAGTACAGGGAACCAATGAGTTCGATGAGTATTCTGTTTTCCTTCGTTCTATGGGTGTAATGATGTCTGGTTTAAAAGAAACTGATCATGAGTTTATTGTATATTCATTAGGGCCATCAAATGTAAATGATTTTGCTTCTGAGTTTTGTAATGTTTCAGAACGAAATCTAAAGGCTAGAGGAATCAAAGTTAAGTTTATCAAGGTTCATTATACATGGGTTGAAGAAAATTTACATGAGATTGATTACTTTTCCTATTTATCAAAACCAAACCAGGCACTATCAAATGTAGCAAAACTTGCACAAGCGCAAGATTTTGAATTTGGAACATTCCAATACTAAGGAGTAATAATGATTGTAAATAATTTAAAACAAATGGAAACTATTGTTTCTACTAATAGCAAGTTGTCTTGGGATGGTTGGGATGTTGTTGAACTAACTCCATTAGATTCTGCTGCCTTTGAAAAAAACGGAGTATATAAAAACAATAAATGGAATATTCAAAAAAGATATGTAGCAAACCGCAATGGCTGGACTATGCCAGATAAGTATAAACAATATGAATAAACATTTATGGAAAGAAAGTGCTGCTTGTAAAGATTTTGATACAAACTTATTCTTTGATAAGTATGAAGAAACTCCAGATATTCGTCATGGTGTTGACAGCGTGTGTCTTAAGTGTCCAGTAGCAGCAACATGTTTTGCTGTAGGTATATCACAGAAAGAATATGGAATTTGGGGCGGTATTTATTTGGACAAAGGTAAAATATCTAGAGAGTTTAATAGCCACAAAACAAAATCTAAATGGTCTGAAATATGGCAGAATCTGACAATGAGGTAAAATGTATACAGATGCAATGAAACGAGCCGTTAGATCTATTACTGCTCCACAGGGGTTTGGCGTAGACATTATTGACAATGAGCATTTTATTACAGTAAGAGCAGATGAAAATAAGTTCATGCAGTTATTTGACAGGGACAAGAGACTTGCTGTAGAATATATGGTAAGGGTTAAAAAAGCCTTGGAATCAGAAGGGGCAATAGTTTTACTAGTTAGAAAACCACTATAACTACAATAGAAAAGGAAAGCAATGAAGTATAAAGTATCTGCACTATTAGCATTAATTTTATTTGGAACATTTGTTCCAGCACCATCTCAAGCAACTACGCCTTCATCAATTGTTGTAATTGATACAGGTACAAACCTATTTCAACAATCAATTGCAACTGAGGTTTGTATTATTGAAAGATATCTCTGTGCCAATGGAAAAAATTATATGGAAGGTCTTGGAGCAGCAGCAATTCCAAAAAGTACAAACAAAACACTAAATCACGGATCTCAAATGATTTCCGTTATCTTAGCAGTAAATCCAGATGTCAAAATAATTCCAATTAGAATAGTTGGCGTTACAGATTCTGGACAAGTAGATATTTATTCTCTAAGACCAGTAAAGACAGCACTTGATTGGGTGATTGCCAATGCTCAGAAATATAATATTGCCGCTGTAAATATTTCTCAGGGTTCAATTCAGGCTAATTGTGCAGTCCCAGATGGTATGAAAGAGCAAGTCTTAGCGTTAAAACAATTAAATATTCCGGTAATTGCTGCAACAGGCAATCTACAAAATAGAAAAGCAGTAAATTCACCTGCTTGTATTAATGATGTTGTTTCAGTTGGAGCAACAGATAATACATCAATTGATGGGCGCTCTGCATATGATATTAAAGCAGTTCCAACTATAGCAAGGTATTCAAATGGTTGGAACCAAACAGACTTCTATTTAAATGGTAGATGGTATGTAACTAATAGAGATGGATCTCGTACATTCACCGCAGGAACTTCAAACGCGACTGCGACATTATCTGCTTATTGGGTTTTAAATCTTAAGGGTTCTTTTGATGAAACCTACAACTTTCTACTTGCTAAAACAATACCTACAAACAATCAATGGCTATCTGGTAGATATCTTTCAACTGGATACATGTCTGCTTTGTAGCATTAAATACTAAAGAGCATTTGCTAATACAGATGCTCTTTAATTTTAATTTAGATAGGAGTAAAAATGCAAACATTTCTGCCGTCTAGCGACATTTCATATACCGCAAAATCTTTAGACAATAAAAGACTTAATAAACAAATCCTTGAAGGGTATCAAATACTCAAGGTGTTGTCTGGAGAGTCTATCTCAGGAGCATGGCGTAATCACCCTGCAGTGCTTATGTGGAAAGGCTATGAGACTGGCCTGTGGTCTTATATACAGCACATGATAGAAGAGGCTAAGATTCGCGGTATTAAGACAATAAACAATGAGAATAACCTTAATGATCTTAAAGCAAAATGTTCGGGTAGATGGGGAAAGACTCCGCCAATGTTCTGGTCTAATGATAATAAAGTAATGCGTATTACAACAACCCACAAGGCTAATCTATTTAAAAAAGATCCTATCTATTATATTAAATATCAGTATGCAGAATCAAGCCCATACAATGTTCCGTGCTGTCCAGAACGCAAAGTTCCTTGCCAATATTATTGGCCAACACATGAAGAAAGAAATGAGTTGTTAAATGCAGTTCTTTAATTTAATTACGTTTACTGGATTATTTTTAAGCATGTGCGTTATTATATCTTTGTCCTATAAGGTATATACATTAAAAACAATGTTAAAACAACTTGTTCTTGATCAAAGAATACTAAAGGCTTTTTCTGAAACCTTAAAAGATCAGTTAGATTTGATTAAAAATGAAACGGATGAAACTCAAGAGAACTTTATTAAATTTCTATCAGACTCTAGAGACGTGGCTTTTAATTATATTGAGGAAACAATGGCTACTGTTAATGATATTATCTTATATTGTGAACAACAAATTGAACAGCCAAAGTTAGCAGATTTATACTCAGATGCAAAATTAAGGTTTATTTTAGAAAAACTCAAGCCTATAGTTGAGCAAAAATAAAAAGATTTATAGCAATATACGCTATAATGGTATATGAAAGAGGTGATTAAATGAATAAAGAACAACTAAAAGCAATGCTTTCAAGTTACGGTCGCTCAGTTCTTGCAGCAGTAATTGCTTTGTATACCGCTGGAATTACAGATCCTAAAGATATGTGGGCAGCACTTGTAGCAGCCCTAGTTCCAGTCGCACTTCGTGCAGCAAATCCAAAAGACAAATCTTTTGGTAAGTTTGATGCAGTTGCAAAAGATGTAGAAGTTGCACTTAAAAATATCAAACCAGTTAAAAAAGCAGCAAAAAAGAAAGTTGCTAAAAAGGCTGTAAAGTAATTATACTTAATAAATAGGGATGGATATTTCTGTCCCTATTTTTTTATATAAAGGAAACTTATGAATTTTGTATACATATGTAAAGATGGTGAAAACGAAGAACTTAGATATTCAATTAGATCTGTTGTAGAAAATACTAATGATCCAAAAATTTGGGTAGTTGGTGGAAAACCAGATTGGTATCTTGGCAATTATATTCCAGTATTACAAAATCAACATAAGTATCAAAATGCACTTAACAATCTTAGGGCTGCCTGTGCCTCTGAAGAAATACCCGAAGATTTTATATTAATGAATGATGATTTTTATATTACAAATAAGGTAAATGAAATAAAAATATATAATAATGGATTACTTGAAGATCAAATAAATCAGTATCATAATCTTGGGATTAGATCTACTTATTTACATAGATTAGGAAAAACATATTCTTATTTACAAAAAAGAAACATACCAAGTCCCATTAGTTACGAACTTCACGTGCCAATGCCAATGAAAAAAAGTAAATTAATAACTATTCTTGAAGAAAATTATACAACACTTTGGAGATCAAAGTATGGAAATACATTTAATATTGGTGGAGAAACAGTAAAAGATGTAAAGGTTCACAAAGGTGGTGCATTAGTTGCATTATCATACAACCAAGACAAAGAACAAATTCCTTACTTGTCTAGCGCAGATAGTTCTTTTGTGTTTTTGTTAGATTATTTAACTACAAACTTTCCAGAAAAATCTACATATGAGCGATAAGATCTAAATATTTATCCTTTAGATTATTTTTAGCAAAATTATTTAATCCTATTTGTAACGCAGAATCTTTCATTTCACGCTTATCTTTGTTATTCATATAATCATCAACAATTGTTGCTAAATGTTCAGGACTTCCTTCATAAACATCTATTAATGATTTGGCCTGAAAACTATTAACATGTTCAGATTTTACCAACCATTCTTTAGGAAGAATTAAATTGTTTGGAGATATATTTGTCATAAATACTGGCAGTCCACTAATCAATGCCTCATTCATTGGAAGACACAAACCAGCATATCTTCTTGGCAAAACCATAGCATCAAATCCATTATAAAGTTCTTCTCTATTCTCTGGATTATTATTGTTAACTGTAACTCTTGAATCTTTTAGATTTAATTCTGGAAATTTTTGTGTTGTAATTACTAACTCGTAATTTGCTTTTGAATATTTAAGCATTTGTAAAACAGTTTCAGTTCCATTTCTATCTTTTGCTGCAAACTTTCCACCAACATGTAATAATCTATTATGATTTTTTGACATATTGTTTTGTCTAACATTTTCAAACAAAGTTGAATCGGTTGGCGGTGGAAGGGAAATTATTTTACATCTGCCATCAACCATTTTTTCAATTTGATCTATGTTCCATAAACTTGGAGCAAGTAAAACATCTGGAAGTTCTGCTTCTGGAACAGACATATTTAATAAGAATTCAAAATTATATTGTAAGATTGTTTTAATGCCTCTTCGTTTGGCATAATGTAAAAAGTCTTGCCTATAAAAAGTTTCACAACTTAAAACTATATCTATATCCCTTAAAAATTCTATTACTTCTGGTTTTGTTGGAAACCCAACTGATGTAGTTATTACATTGTAATCTTTATACCATTCTGGATGTTGCTTATTACCATTAAAATGTTTTGAATCAATCAATAAAATTTTGTCGGGATTAAGCATTTTAACTAATTCCCGTGTTTGATTGCCTAATCCAGTGTTATCAGATCTAGCAATAATTCCTAATCTCATAAAATATCCTTGTCATCTTTAAACATTTCTGATTGTCTTAATATTTTTTTTGCATCCTCAATGCTTGTATATTCCCAAAAGTCATCATCTTGTGTAAATTTTTTAGTGCTTTGTCTTCCATCTAAATGTAAAACCCTACTTAAGTTTTGTCCATTGTCTGGATAATAAATAAACATTTTGTGTGCTTCCCAATTTCTAATTTTAAAAACGTATGGTTCCTCAATCACAGGTTCTTCTTCAGGCAAATACTCGCAATCAGTTTGGGCCTTTCCATAAAATTCATCTTCAATATAATTTGTTTCACCAACATTTGGTAAAATAATGTCTTTATAGTAACTAGTAAAACTTAAATGTGGGTTTTGACTCCATTGAACAGTTTTTATAAAACTATCTTCTTGACCACACATCATGTGCTCATGCTCTTGTGGCATCTCTTCTCTTAAATAAAACCTTATTGTATTTGCTTTATTGTGTTCAAACATGTCTAAACACTTATTCCAGTCAATATCTCTGTCGGTTCTTAAAGGAAGATCTCCTTCAATGTAAAGAATTAATGGTGTTTGAACTAAGTTAATGGTTTTTTTCATCATGGTACTTTGATGACTATGTTGGTCAAAAATTATTGGCAATACATTTTGCCATTCATGCAAACATTTCCAAAGCACCCTATTTTTATGTTCATCATAATCTTTTTTATATTGTGCCTGTTCTGCTCTAAGTCCATCTATTTGTAAAATAATTTCATTATTTGGAAAATGAAATCTGGTATTTTTAATTGTTGTTTCTATTACTTTAATACTAGGATGACTAGGTATATAAGATGTTGGAATTATAATTGTTACGTCAGATTTTTGCATTTACTTGCTCCATTAATTTTATTCCAAGATCTCTTTTGTATTTAATCCACCAGCATACCACATTATGCATATTTTTTGGATATTCTTCTAATAAATTTAATACAATTATGGGCAATTCACTCCAATGTCTTGTTTGATAAAATGGAACCAGTTCATTAAAAACATTTTTATAAAAATTATATTTTAAACCACTTGAATCTACAAGGTCTGCTATTGGTAAAGTCATCATTTCTATTGCTTCAAATAACCTAAATGATTCAATTGATACGGCACCAGCAGGGCAAGGAGCAATTTTTGAATTCATTAGGTTGTCATAGTAGTCAACTGGATTATCTCCCTTAGCAAAGCCGTCTGTAGGCTTGTATAGGGCATTCTCAATCGAGGGCATTACTTCTGCTAACTGTTGTCTCCTTTGATGTGTGATTTGTCCACCAAAAAATACATCATATGTTTTAGTTTTATAATTAGGTAAATTATTTTTTAGATGCTGTGGCACACCAATTGGAAGTTTATTGTACTTATCATGTTTTTTATGAGGGTATTGAATCCAAACCTCAGCATTAGGATGATTTATTTTGTCTATACCAAAAACTCCTTCTTCATCCCCTGTTATAAATAAAACTAATCTAGATATATTTTTTAACTCTTTTGATATATCTTCTTCATGTCCTATATTTTGTGGTCCAGGAATTACAACAAATGCTCTTTCTTCTATTGGCAAAGAATTAACTTTGATTTGCTCTATACTATATTTGTCAAACATTTCTTTTAAAAGACCATAATCCCACTTATCGGCAGCACAGTCTTCTTCATTAAAAGAATATAAATAGGTTTTAATATTGTTCATTATTTAGTTCCATCTTGCATAAATTCAGCAGGATCGCATGCAGCACAAGTATTAACTTCCAGCGCCCCGCTAACAGACATTGATTTAAAAGAATTTCCACATAAACATGTAACTACTGCTTCAATAAAATTTTGTTTTTCTTTTTTAGATTCTTTTATTATCCAGTGATTATAGTAATCGTTTGTAAAATATCCTAAACCATTTTCTGAATTATTAAAAGGGTAAAAATAAGAGTTATATGGATCTTCACTAGTTGAAGGATATCTTCCCCATTTTTTATTATAATATTCTCTTGTTTTGCCCATTTTTGGATCTACGCCGCCAAGTTTTAAACTGTGTGCCATTATTGTGTCTTTGATGTCGATCTTAACTTTGTCCCACATTGTTTTATTTTCTACAATTTTTTTCCAATGATCGTCATATTCTAATAAAAATGCTCTTTGAATTCTCATGCTGTAGTCAAAGTCTTCGTAACCATACGGAGTAAAGTTTGTATCCCATAGTCCAACCTTATCAATTAAGGTTTTATGAAATGCTATAAAATGCCATCCATAAACACCAAGTGCCTCAACTATAACACACTCTGTATTTTTTAATATTTCAATAAAATCTAACCCACCAGGCTCACCAAATCGAACAGCAGCACTCATAACTATATACCAATCAGCGCCGTCATCATACATTTTTTGTATTCCAAGATTATGGCTTGCGGAAAACCCAATATTGTTTTCAGTATTATCAATTTCAAAAACATTTTCTAGTTTACACGTTGCCATAAGACTGTCCCTAAAAGACTTAACTCTGTATGGAAGACCAACAACGTATTTCATTTTAGTACTCAATGCTTTCATATAGGTTTTGCCAATTTTTAACAAGATCCAGTATTTTATTATTATCCATAAGTTTTGACTTTATAAATATATAATTATTTTGTTTTTCATGCTCATAGTCTCTGGCTATTGGAACAAAATCTTGAGATATTAAAAATTTTATAACATCTTCAGCAAGCCATTGATCATGCCAAAACTTAAAGTCTTCTACTTCAATAAATATCGAATCTGTTTGTTTTAATGTTTTATATGAATTGCTAAGTACTTGCTCAATTGCTCCCTCAACATCAATCCAAATACAAACTGTATCATCACTATTTAAAATATTCGAATCTATAAAAAATCCATCTAAAGTATTGCAATCAACTTTTGGGGCGGAATACAAAACATCGTCTTGATCACGTATTAAAAGACTATTATTTCCTATAAGCCTATTAATTCTTTTACCGTCCCACTCTCCATTATTTAAATATGCTTCTTGAATAAGAAACCTAGTTTTACCTATTTTATTTGTAATTGCAGCATTTATATATTCTACTCCAACATCTTGCAAACTGTCGGCATAGTGTTTATGTACGTATGGGTTAGCCTCAAATGCCCAAGATTTAATATTTGGATACTCTTGTTTTATTTTTTGAGAAAACTCTGCAGAGTTGGCTCCTAATTCAATGCTAATCTTTGGCTTTACTTCTTCCTGAATTAAAAAAAATAAATTTACTAACTCATCTACCAATAATCTTTCTTGCGTTGATGAAAACTTTAGTTTATTGTTCATTTATTAAATATATCCTGGTTTACCCAAGTTTTTGGAGTTAAACTATTTTGAATTTCAACTGGTAAATTAAAATTAAACGGTCCAGTTCCTCTTATTTTAACCCAATCAACCATGTTTGACAAAATTTCTTTTAATTCATAATGTGTTGAATAGTCAAGCAACTTTCTTGCTTTATCAGCAGAGCAGTGGGCTAATCTTACTTCAGAAGGTCTTGCATCTAAATAAATTGGATCTAAATCAAAACCAATAATGGAGGCTATCTCTTCTGCTAATTCATTAATTGTTATAAAGTTATTGTCTGGACCAATATTAATTACTTCTCCATTAGCCACATCAGAAAAAATAACTTTGTGAAATGGATCAATAATATCTCTCATATCAGAAAAACATCTTTTTTGATTACCATCACCATAAATAATTGGTTGCTTTCCCTGAAGCATTCTGTTAATCATAATTCCAGCAACATTTCTAAAAGGATCTGTGTAGTTTTGTCCATGACCAACAACGTTGTGTGGTACAAGAATAACAAATTCCATGCCATGAGTTTTTGAAAGATTTTTTAATGTTAACTCAAAAGCATGTTTTGCAATACCATATGGATCTTGTGGTTTTGGTATCATGTTTTCTGTAAAAGGCAAAGTGTCTTGAGTTCCATATCTAGCCATACTCGATGTAAATATAAACTTTTTTACACCCGCCTGAATTGCACAACTCAAAACATTCATAGAATTTCCATATGTGTTATCTGTAATAAACTTAGGAGAAAAAACAGAAAGACCTTCATGTGCAGTACACGCTGCATGAACTACAACTTCAATATCTTTGAAGTCTTCTTTTGTTAATTCATTACAATTTTTATTGACCCATTTAATTTCTGAGGGTATGTTATCAATATAACCACCAACTAGATTATCTACTCCAACAACATTATGATTTGAAAGGCTTCTTGCAATGCTGCTTCCTAGTAAACCAGCAACTCCTGTGATCAATATATTCATATTACCCTATCTGTTTAGTTCTATAATATTATAGCACAAGGTCTTGTGATACAATGTTTAAATGAAGGATTTACTTGTATTGGTGCCATCCAGAGGAAGGCCCAAAAATCAAGAAAGGTTTTTAGAGTATTTTTTTAAAAATTCTACAGTTAGCGATGTTTGTTTTATCCTTGATTTTGATGATGAATCTAATTATTTAAGGTTTGACAACGTTATCTATGAAGTAGGCGAACCACTAATGCTTAATGAAAAATTAAACATAGTTTCTAAAAAATACTGTAATGATTATAAGTTTATTTCATTTATTGGAGACGATCACCTCTTGCAAACATATGCGTGGGATAAAATGTTAATAAATCCACTATCAAAAAAAATTGGTATATCTTATGGCAACGACCTTTATAAAAAAGAAGAACTGCCTACATGCTCAGTAATAAGTTCTGAAATTATTAAGCGTATTGGGTATATGGCACCACCAGAATTAAAACACTCGTATATAGATAAGTTTTGGTTAGACTTGGGCACTGCTATAGGAAGCATAAACTATTTTGATAATGTTGTTTGGGAGCATATTCATCCAGATAACAAAAAAACTCAAGTAGACGAAACATATTTAAGAGGTTGGTCAAGCCAGTCTCAAGACAAAGAAAACTATGCGCTCTATAAAAACATTCGATTTGATAAAGATGTTGCAAAAATAAAGGAAATAATTTAATTATGAGTTTAATGTCTATTTTTGAAAAATTAAATAAACCTACAGATAAAGGTACTTGTCACAATTATATTGAAATATACGATAAAGAGTTAGACAAAAAAGATAAAACAGTTTTGTTAGAGATTGGTATCCATAATGGAGGCTCTTTAGTTTTATGGGATGAATGGTTTAATGATGCAAAAATATATGGAATAGATCCATATTTTGAATTTAATGGGATATTGCCAAAATCAGTATCTGATTTACCATACAATGTATTTACAATTGATTCAACCATAAAAAATGATGCAGATATTTTTCAAGATAATATGTTTGATTATATTATAGATGATGGAGTTCACACATCTGAATTTCAAATAAAAACTTTTGATATTTATTTTAACAAATTGTCTGTTGGCGGCAAGTATTTTATTGAAGATATTGCATCAAATGAAGATCTTGATGATCTTGTAAAACACTTAACTAATTTTAACTATAAAATAATTGATCTTAGACATCTTGGAAGATATGATGATTTAATGATTATTATATATAAATAATTTATTAAGACAAACCAAGTTCATTTATAATGCTGTGCCAACGATGAACATAGGTATGCTCATTCTTTGTTCTTTTATGACCATTCAATCTAATTAGTTCTCTGTTTAAATCATCACTAAGATATTGATCTATCTTAGATTTTAGATCTTCAAGATTGCCATGCTCATAAAAAACAATTTCTTCTCCATCAATAAAATATTCTTCAAGACCTTTAATACGAGGGTAGATAGTGAATCCACCACGACCAGTACTTTCAAATAATCTATCACTTGTATAGTATGGATAATTAAAATCAATGTTAAGACTATCACCAACTGCTACTCTACTTTTTGCATAAATTCTATTTAAATCATTTCCACGTACAGTTCCAGTGTCTCCATCTCCACCAACGTGTAAAAATCTTTTACCATAGATTCGTCTTAAAAAGTCTATTAATTCTGCACGGTATTTATGTTCATGATGATACCTTTTACTACCAACAAATATTACATCATACTCAAACTCATCTTTATTATAATCCTCATGGATGTAACACTCTTTATCATATACCCCAGCAGGTAAGAAGTGTCCTTTAACATTAGTGTTCTCATTAAACCAATCAGTCATTAATTTATCTGTTGCAAAGAAGTGCCCAATTGTTTTATAAAAATCATCTTCTTCTAGGTCTTTCTGTCTTTCTAAACCAAACCATAGGTCTAAATGGTATGTCATTGTGGGGATATTAGCCTTCTTTAACTCTTCTAGCACGTGACCCATTCCAAGCCTTCCAGGAGTCACCCAGCCGTGTGTATGCACCCATATAAAAAGATCACTATTCATTGCTTGTTCAAGAACAAAACTATCCTTAATTGTTCTTTCTTGCAATTTGCAAACGGTATGGCCAAGAGACTCTAAAGACTTAGCATGATGATTCTCACTACTATATGAGACTTCAAAGTTACCTAAAAATACAATATGAGCCATTTTTTCCAATCGTTAGTTTTACAATTATACCAGAATATATGCTATACTAAAAGCATGATATACGAAGGAAGTTTTGTGATGGGGCAAACAACTGAAGGCGTAATGCATGGAGTTGTAGAACACATCATGAATGAAGGCGGAACATTAGGCACACCTGGATCAGAGTATGCTTTAGAATCTATGCCACCAGAAAATCCAGCAATGTCTGTTAGAATTTATGAAAAAGAAAACGGTATGTGGGAACCAACAGCATACAGCATTGGTATGATGTATAAAGATGCTACAGTTGTTGATATGAAAGATACTGAAATGGAGAACTCTAATATGGAAGAAAATTACGAATCAATCGATAAGGCAAAGAAACCAAACTATGCTGATTTTATTAAACCAAGAAGTGGTGGATCTGATCCATCAAACCCAAAACTTTATGCTAGAGTTGTTCAGGCAGCAAAAGATAAATTTGATGTATACCCATCAGCAGTTGCAAATTCTTGGGTAGTTCAGGAATACAAACGTCGTGGTGGAACATACAAATCAAACTCAGTTGCAGCAAAATCAGTTTGGGATGGAAGTATGTTTGATACAAGAGGTTTTAGTAAGTAATGGCTGACACATATAGCCCAACTTCTGGAATGAAGGCTGCAGCAAGACGTGCACTTAAATGGAAAGAAGATGGTAAAGCAACTGGCGCAGGAACACCAGTTGGTTGGGGCAGAGCAACAGATATTGTTAATGGTTCAGCAATGTCTCTTGACACCGTTAAAAGAATGTACTCTTTCTTTTCTCGTCATGAAGTAGATAAAAAAGGTAAAGGGTTTTATTCTGGCCCAGAGTTCCCATCAAATGGAAGAATTATGTGGGATGCATGGGGTGGAGACGCTGGATTTAGTTGGAGTCGTGCGATAGTTAATCGTGAAAAAAATAAGAAAGAAAAAATTTGGGAAGGAAGTGCTTTTAGTTTACAAGATGAGGCACAACCTGCATTTGGAAAGTCCTTATGGGATGGTTCTGCTTTTAGATTTACAAAAAACTAACTAAGTATAGAATGGAATAAAATGGATGATTTAACTATTGAAGAAATGAAACAATTAGTAAATTTTTATAAACAAAAATGTTCAGACTTAGAGTTACAGATGTTGCAGGGTCAAATAAAATTAAATAGATCTTTTGAAACAGAAAAAACTTCTAATATAACAAAATCAAAACCTTAGAGAGCGGATAGCGAGAATCGAACTCGCATCTTTACCTTGGCAAGGTAATGTTTTACCATTAAACCATATCCACAATTTTATTTGTTAAACAATGACTCTAGTTGAAATATGGTAGCCCGACCACTTTTTCTTTCAAATATATCTTCATCAATAATTGATACAAATGTTGGCACACCCATTACAGCAAAATCAACAGCAGTCTGCATATCATCATCAATATCTACCTTAGTATAAACAACATCTGGATGTCTATGTTTAAAATCTTCAATAACAGGCTCCATTGCTTTACATGGAGTGCACCATTTTGCAGTAAAATGCATTAACTGTTTCATTGATCTAGCCCTTGTCTATTAGGATTACTTTCTCTACCGTTCATTCCATCAGGATTATCATTTAAAATAAAAGGAATAATTTTATATCCATTATTTTCTAACTTTTCAATAATTTTTTTAGTCATATATGAAGGATCATCTGAAAGAGTATATCCATAATCATCCCATAACATATTTTTTATAACTGAAAAAGGAGTTGTTGTCACTTTTGGTTTTTCTTTTTCCTTTTAGGATTCAACTCATCTTCATCTTTAAACTTTTTCTTAACAAAATCTATGTTTCTTTCTCGCCTAATTCCATGCTTGTTTACATCTACAATAACTCTAGGCCTTGAACTTTTTTCTTCTGCCATGATTTCCTTTGATAGTGATTATAAATAATCAGATATTTATTATACCATAATTATAATATTAATCATTTTCAAAGTAATCGCCATGTTTTTCTGCCTGCCTTGAAAAAAAGGTAGCAAAAAGGCCACATAAATTACCCCAAAAGCCCATAAGCCTATTAGGATTAGCAAACAGTTTCATTTCTTGGTACGACTTGTCTCTAACCATTCGGTCCTCATGAGAAGTATTAGTCATTTAACTTTTCCTTTTGAATAGACTCAAGTTCCTTTTGTGCTAACAAAATATTATTATTTCTAATTTGACTTGTAAGCATGAATCTTTCGTATGCTTCTTGTCTTTGCTGCTTTGATAAATGTGGTTTATCAGCAAGGCGAAGTTTGTTTTTACTTGCCCGTTTTTGTTTATGTTGAGAAACCTTAGTATTACTTTTCTTCATTATATTCCTTATCCCATATCTCATATACACTTGTGTCATACTCACTTGCTGCTTCATGCTGTATAATTTTCATGGTAATTAAATCATGAATTGCACTTCTACCCGTGTTTACTTCATATTTTTTATGAAGATCTTGTATTTGAAACAAAACTTCTGCAGCATGGTTAGAAGAATACATACTACAAGAATACCATATAGACCAAATAAAAGCAACAAACATCTATTGTTAATTAGATGTTCTTTTTCTATTTACCCTAAATCAAAATACTCTTGATATTATTAAATTATGAAGACTTCTAGATTTATCGTAGCAGCAATCGCTGCATCTTTACTCATCGCCCAACCAGCCCATGCAGATCAAATTACGGGTTCTGGTTCATCATTCATTGCTAACTTTATTAATGAATGCCGTGTTCAATATGGAAAAGCCTCTGGACATAACATAGAATACACACCACTAGGTTCAGGTGCTGGAATTAATATGTTTATGCAAGGCACTGTTGATTTTGCAGCAAGTGATGTGGCTGCTTCACAAATTAATAAAACAAAAGAGTTTGTATACGTTCCATTAGTAGCAGGACCTATTGCAATTGCATACAGAATTGATGGGTACAAAGGAAAGATTCAATTAAAAAAACAAACTTTGGCTAAAATTTTTGCAGGGGACATAACAAACTGGAATGATCCTCAAATAGTTAAAGATAATACTATAAAGAAAGTAAAGCCAAAACTACCAAACCTTCAAATTATGGTTTTCTATCGTGCAGATAGTTCAGGAACAACTCAAGTAGTAGCAGAATATCTTAGTGCTATTGCTCCATCAATCTGGACAAAGGCTCCAAACAAGTCTTTTACACAAGCATTTCCAAAAACTCAATTACCTTTAGGAACTTTTAGTTCTGTTGCTGGAACTAATCTTATGGCATCTCAGGTTGCACGTACAAATGGCGCAATAGGATATATGGAATCTTCTTATGCTACAAATCAAAATCTTGCTAAGGCATCTATTGAAAATGGTGCTGGTGTGTTTATGCAACCTACATCTGAAGCAGCATCTGCGTTCTTAAGTGACTTTGAGCCTGAAGGAAATGGCATCATTGTTCCAAACTATAACAACAAGGATAAGAAGGCTTACAACATATCCTCGTTCTCTTATGGCCTAGCACCAACGCAAGCAAGTGATAAGGCAAACATCATTAAAGGATTCTTTAAGTATACTGCCACTTCATGCGCTAGTCTTTCAGCCAAAAAATTGGAATACTCTCCACTTACAGGATCAGCATTGGCTATAGCAAAAGCACAGATTGCATTAATTGGATCTAAGTCTTAACTTATAGAAATAAATGTATTAAAACATACGCTACAACCAGCATGCATGAAATAACTATTGCTGGTTTGTAAAATTTAAGCAATGGCATAATGTCCTAAGTTGTGTAGTAGTTTAAATGTTTCTTGCATACACTAATAAGTTTATAACCAGCCATATCGTTATATAGGGCAATCTTTTCACAGTAATGGCATTTATCGCTTTTGAGCATCTCAGCAATATCAGAGTATACAGAATTCATACTTCAAGTATAGCACAGGCTAAACTTTCGGGGAATTTAAAGACCCCTTCGTAATCCCTATATAACAATTAAGGCAATAAGCCCCTTGAATGGTTACTTGGGTGGCATTAGGTTCATTACAGAATTTGCATGAAATACCGTTCATCTTAACTCTTTCTCAATAGCCTTGATGGTTTTGCATGGATAGTTTGTTCTACAAGGGTGACAGACCTTGCCAATTAGGTTTGAGACCGTATCTAATTGTGGTTTGTGTAACTCTACTACTGCACGAAGGGCAATATACGGAGTCTCTAAAGTTCTGCTATTCTGAAACTGTGGGCTGTTAATGTTTCCCAGCAACTCATCGTGTGTCATTACTCATACCAGCCTATGCTAATTAGAAACTCTTCTAAGTCCCAATCAGGCTCATCTGAGATAACCTCATCATCTAGGCTTGTATCAAGATCTGGGTTATCACAGTAGGAATAGATATCACAGTAATTAACATCTGAGTAGTATGGATCGTCAGAAATTGACGGGGTACTGAAGAATAACAATGATGCTAACATAGTATATATAAACATTAAATCCCCCTATATCGTTGGTTTAAATCCTGTTAAGAACTTTGGAATAGGAACAATTAAGACTCTATCCTTATGTGTAACCAAAATTAATGGTTTGGTATTGTTGAGTAGAATGTTTCTATATTTCATATATCCATTATACGTTACGGCACGGTAATTGTCAAGTCTTTAAAGTTCGGCGCGAAATAGAAGTAACAAACCTTTCTATGCCCTATACGGGCAATAGTGGTTAATTAACTGATTCTTGCCATATTACAGAACACTTACTACATTGGATGCCTGGATCTCTCATATACCAAGTATGGCTACACTTATTATCTGTTGCCTTATCCAATAATCGTTGTTTCCATCCTTTAG